CTCCGTTTTTAATATCTCTTGTTAATTCTTTTAAATCTTCGGCGCATTCAATACATAGCGTGAAATTTTCCGCGTTAGTATAATCTAATTCATTATTATAATAACACTGTTCACAACCGTTATTGGGACCAAAAGCCAGCCTTTTAAATTTAACAACGCCGCCGCATTTTTTAATAGATTTTATAAATTTACTCATTATTAGACTCCTTATTAATTTTAATATCCCATATAGTTATATATTTATTACACCTTGTAAAGGCCAAAAAAAAGGCCCCAGTAGGGCCTTTAATTTTTCACCTTGGTTAAGGCGTTTTTATGAACTGGTGCTATGCGGCAACCGCTACGCGATTCCAGTCAGATTTTTTTAGATCTAAAACTTGACCGCCTAGACGTTGCCAAAAATCTACATCGTCAGCTTCGGCCTTATGCGCTACAGCTGTAACAGCGTTAACCATTGTAGCACGGTTTAACGGCTGGTCGTTTTCATAACCAGCTTGGCCAATAGTATCAAGTAAACCATTTAAAACCGAACTAGTTTCTTTTTTACTTAAAGATAAAACTTTACCTAAATTTTCAACAACGTCAGTTTTATCAACGTCAGCTGGTATTACATCCTGAGCGGCCATTCTAAATTTTTGCAGATTTTCGTCAAAAGATTCACGGCTAGAATAACTGCCCACAATATCGCGGAGCTGTAATTTTAAAGAATGATTATCAGCTTGTTTAGTTTCATCGGTCAAAATATTCCAGCTATCACCTTCGCGCGCGCTGGTAATATGGGCCTTCCTAGTTTGTTTTTGAGTTTGCATTCCATTATTACAAATTAGCGTCCAGCAAATTTCGTGGACATTAATGCTACCAGCACCAGTTTCACTATTGGATATGCCAATACCGTGGGCCATAATATCGTTCACATTAGCACCAGCGCCTTTAAGCAATTCTGATTTTAATTTGATATACATTTTTTTCTCAGTAATAGCGGCCGTCACAATTTTCCAGCTCGCTTCCGATTCCATTAGCTGAGGTACGCAAGCTTCCAATAAATCAGTATTATCAAAAGTTTTAAAACGGTCAGATAAAAAAGCGCGAGCGGTGCCATAGTTTGGACTGCCAGCAATGTCATACGTTCTAATTAACCTTTTACTAGATTCTTTTTGAAAAATAGCATTCATAACATTATCAAACTCTACTGGATATTGCTGTTGAAGGCGTTTAGCCGTCCTAGTATCGAAGCCGTTCTTTTGTGCTATCTGATCGAAGCATAAATCATTAACTTTTAATATTTTGGTAGGCACGCCGCCAGCTCCCTCCATAACAATTTCACTTTTATTACCTGAATTATCATCGGACCATACTGGCGTTCTTAATTGAAGCTCGCTAGTCGGCGCGATATAATCTTGTTTAAGTGAATTAGTTTCTTGAATAGTTCTAAGTAAGTTGGATAAAGTATTATCCTGATTTTCTATATTGTGCATTATTTGACTCCTATCGTTAAAATGCGAAAAGCGGCCCATTGTGGACCGCTTCCTATTTTATATAAAAAAGCGCATATGTCAAATTGGTAATTAACGTCCAAATTTTTCCACAAAAAATTCTTTAATACAAGCTAATTCACTTTGCGTATAATCAACTGCAAATTCAGATTTTTCGTATTCATCCATTACTTTTTTTGTATAATCAAAAATATCTTCATAATCGTGAAATTTTTCCAGCTCTTTATCTTTATACCAAACTTTCAATAGATCATAAAATATTAAAAATTTATATTGCGCTTGCTTAACCTCTTGCCAAACTGCGGATTTAAGTTTTGAATTTGAATTTAATTTTTCCTCAGAAAAAACAATACCATTATTTTTATTTGCATTAGGAAAAACTGTATTAAACATATTACTTTTCATAAGCGCCCCCTATAATGGATTTAGACCATTGCCAGCGCCATATGCTCTAACAATAAAATCTTCAGTAGTTTTTATTTTGTGTAATGCGTCCATAGGATACACGGCTACATCACCAAGCTCACCTTGGGCCGCTAGATCGTCAACAAATTCTTTCATTGATTCTTTAGTTTTAAAATCGATTGCTAATCGATAAGTTTTTTTTGGTTTTGTCATATTAGACTCCTGTAGTTTATAATTGAAAAAAGCGGCCCAAACTTTGGACCGCCCCCAGTATGCGATTTTATAGAAAAAATGTCAAATTACTTTCTGCGCCTACCCTTAAATGGTTTTTGTTTTTTGTATTTTTCAAAATTACTTCCATAAAGTAAACGGCCAATAAGCTTATAAATAAAATACATTATGCTACCTTCCTATTCTCAGCTTTAGCTGTGACATTAATAACAATTACATTTTCCTGCATATCGTTATCCAAAAGTATTCTTTTATAAGTTAGTGCAATTAAATCATTAACCTGAGCTTTTTTTCTTATCCCTGATATAGATAATCGCCTATCACCTCTATTTACAGTTTTATAAAAGGAAAGCGTGCATACCGAATCATCATCATCATAATATGCCAGCAGTTTATGCTTTTGGCCCTTTTCCATTAAATTAAAATCTATACCAAATAATTTTGCAAATTTTCTAATGCTTTCATTCGCATCTATTATAGATTTATTTAGCATTGTATTGGTTAGTCTCAGCTGGCCTGAGTCTACTTCCAATGTGTCTAAAATTTTTTGTTCTTTTTCCATTATATTGCCCTCCATACTTTAAGCTCATTATCTATTGTATCGCGACTTAAATGAACAACGCCCTTCCAGTCAGCTGATACGTCTATTTTTGGATTGTATTTGCCGCCGTGAACATAAAATTTATTATGTTCATAAGGATTGTAAAACACTTGTTCAAACTGCTCTTTAAGTGTCCAGTTGTCTATCCAGTCACCAATAACAAAAGCGTGAACGTATTTTTTCTTTTCCCTAACTACGCGGTCCCTAGTCTTTTGGCTAACCCAAAAGCTAGCATTTTCTAAACGAATGTGATCACCGTGTTTACGATGATCACCATAACAATGACGAATTACTTTACGAGTTTTATAATCCATCACACTTAAACAGTCTTTAGTAAGGTTTTTATAAACTTTAACTTTCATAATAAATTTTCTCCTTTTAAATTTAAGGTATAAGTTTCACCTTCGCACCAGCTGGTCCATCCTTCATACCAGTCAAGAGCTGTATAAGGCTTCCAGTCCTCACTACGATCGCGATTTATTTCAGTTAAAAGTTTATTAACTGACCATATTTTTATATCGCCAGTTTCTAAATTTTTTACTTTAAATTTTTTATTATATTTTTGTGGAATTAAATAAAAATTTTCGCCGTCAGTTTCTGAAACGCCCATATTGTTGACTTTTGTGCTATAAATAGCATCTTTTGGATGCTTAGTAATATCATCTACATATAAATTTATGTCATATGATATACCTTCATGTTCAAAAGCTTGCCAATCTTCGCAACGATAACCGCTTAATATGCTATCTGTTAAAAAAGATTTATATTCAAACAATACTTTACGTTGAAATTTTTTATCATTGTTAAATTTTTGTTCGAGGTTAATCATTTTTATCCTCCAAAAATTTGAAATGAGCAACATAGTTACCGTTTTTTATGTCAAAAATATCGGCTTCAATATATTTTTCTAATTTTTCATCAGCAGTTAAAACTATTTCATAATTTTTTAAAGCTGGAGATATTTCAGATAATGAAGCTCGATATCTTTCATCGTCTATAACCATGCTCATTGATAAATCCCCATTGAACACATTTCACCCATTGAGGACCAAACTATTCTGTTTTCCTCTTTTTCATCTACGTCTATATGCTTATTCCAAAGAGTGCATATAGCTCTAACATGATTGTATCCTCCAACAAATTTATCTAATTCATGTGGATCTTTAGGATTAATTTTACCAAGTGGATAATATCCATCTTCGTTTTCTATTATTTTTGCAACTCTGTAATTTTCATTTTCTTTTACAGGTGTATAGCAATATTTTTTTTCTGTAGTCATTTTAGCCTCCAAGCTATTAATTAATGTTGTTTAGAATGGTATGCGATTTTTTATATAATAGCAAGTCAAAAATTTTTACCCAGTCATAAGGCTCAGGACAAAAGTAATGCGGCGCTAGTTTTATGCCCTCTTCTTTCAGCTGTATAACTTGTTCAGCTCGATATAGATGTAATCCCTGAACGCTCTTTACTAAAATCCAAACAGAAGCTTTCTCGTGTAAAGATATCCAGCTAATTTGCTGGGGACTAAGTTTTACTTTGTTAAAACGTGCATATTTTAATTCTACAAAATGAAATTTATGATTGTGATCACAAATTAATAAATCAGGAAGGCCAAGCGTCATCCAGTTTTCTATTCTACTTAAACGTAATGGTTCACTGTATTGTAGGGATGCCCTCTTTAGCTGTTCGTACAGACCTGATTCTTTTTTGGTCGGACTTCTCTTCCTCGTGTTCAATAACGTCTTCAGCGTATCTCGGTTCATTTTGTTTAAGTTCCTTCAAAGCTTTTAGAACTTCTTCTTTAGACATACTGTCTATTGTTCCATGACGGATCTCAGATTTATTGATGTAAATATTACCGTTAGCTTGGCCCCTACGGTATTCAGCTTGGACGGCGGCAGAATATGCACCATTTTCCAAAGCTAAATCTCTAATTCTTTGCAAATCTCTTAAATGTCTTTTGAAAGTAATGCCATATTTCTCATCCAGTTCATCTCTATAAGCTTGTATTGCTCTACAAACATGAGGACAAATCTCAGGATTAGTCATTTCATATGCTCTAGTGTGTGCTGAAGAAGCTGGGAACCCAGCGTTGATAGCGGCTTCTCTATAAGTTATCATTCCATCATTAGAAACTAACTCTTTTACAAACTTTTCTTGTCTTCTAGTAAGCTTGCTATGTATATCTGCTTTTGGTCTGCCACGACCCTTTTTCAAAGGCTTTAAATTATTCATTCTTTATATATAGACCAGAAAATATTTTTTTGCAAAAAACTTTTTCGCTCTTAGTAAGGCCAAAATCAATCTAATATTGTAAGTTACATTTTTAAAAATAAATATGTAACCAAATATGTAACCATAAATTTGTTATGTATAAAGGATTACAGAGTAAAGTTACATAAGTTACACCAGTTACACCTATTTTTAATAAAAAATATTTTTTTTATTTTCAGCTCTATATATAGAGGAGATTAATAAATGTAACTATTTTTCTTTTTTTGTTTTCCAAAAATATTCGTTAGTATCGCCCAGTCTTGTATTATTACCATTCTCAACTTGATATTCTATTGTGCTTACCTTAAAATCAGGCTGTCGCGGCTTGTCAGGCGTGAGACTATTGTCATAAACTCTCATTCTATTATTTGGATATACACAATATTGTCCATTCTCCAGCTGGAGCAGATTAAAAGATTTATGTTCGTCAGGTGTTTCGGATGTACTATAGTCTATAGCGTTAACATCAGCGTGGTAATTATCCAAAGTTGCTACATATATACCTTTTTGTATACCAAAGTCTCTGGTTAGCACCTCAAAATCCATTGAACCGATGAATTGTTTATGAACAGCCACGATACCATAATCCATACAATTCCAGAACTGAAGATTATTAAGAGGTAGGTCTGGATCGGGTATTTCAGGTCTAGATACAAATGCGCTAATAGGCAACTTGTCAAACAAAGCCCCATATTGAGGCAGATAAGTCTCAAAATAAAATGCTCTCCCAGGAATAGATTTACATGAGACCCAGACCCCATCGACAAATTCACCAAATCCATCTTCTAAATCCCTTAAATATTCTTTTCTTACATAAACTTTTTGAGCGGGTAGATTACAAATTAACTCACTCATTCAAAAATATCTCCTAAAGTTGTACTACTATTGATTGTAGTTGCTCTTCTAATCACACGGCCATACTCAATTTCTTTAGCAGCTCGTGGATCGTCTTCAAACCACATCTCATCAGGAGCTGGCGTAGTTGGGTTAGCTTGCATTTCTTTATAAATATCTCTAACGGATGGATTTAATTTTTGAGTACAGTCAGGACAATATGTAGGTTTTGTCCTGATATATTTAGTTCTTCTAAGTTTACCCCCACATTCTCTGCAAAAATTCAAGCCATATCTTGCCATTAGTAACCTCTTTTAATAACTGTAAGACATTTTGTCAGCAAAGCAGCTGCTTTAGCATCGTCTTTCTTCTTGAGCCGTGAGACTTCTTCGTTGACCAGTCCTTCTATTTCTAACATTGCTTCTGCCCATGATGGCATTTCGTGAATTTTAATCCAAGCACTTTCTTCTTTCATTTAATTATCTCCTTCAATTTTTCCAAAAAGGTCTGTTTGCGTGGCGTGACCCGTGGGTCGAGAATGTGGATC